CCCAAGCAGAAAGACCCAGTGTACAACACGCCCGAGTTCAGGGCGTGGCGTGCCGTGGTGGTGCAGCGTGCTGGTGGCAGGTGCGAGGCAGTGGATGCGTTCGGCCTGCAATGTACCAAGGCAGAGCCCGAGCATCGCATGTACGCTGATCACATCCGAGAACTTCGAGACCATGGTGCATTGCTCGACATCAACAACGGCCAGTGCCTGTGTGCATCACACCATGAGCTCAAGACCTACGCCACCCGTGCACAACGCATGCGATCCTGATGCGTGACGAACAGCGTGACCGCATGCTGCTCGAGATGGCACGTGCACTCGAGGTACTGCTTGCTGAGATGGCACGGCAACCAACCACCAACAACACAGCCGATATGATCGACCATGCATCGTTGCTTGCCGATGCACGCATGGCATTCGAGCAGCATTACACATGATCAATCGATATCGATCGATGTTGAACCGAAAAACTTTCGGAGGTCGGGGGGGTGGAACAAAATCCAGACCTCGGCCTCCCAATACCCCCACATGCTCGCATTGATGGGTTTTTATTAGTGCTGCTGCAGCAATCTATACGTCACAAGAGGGAGATCGCTGAATGAGCAGACAACCTCACCAACCAACGCCGAAAGAACGGCGCTATGTCGAATCACTTGCGTCCTATGGCGTACCCGACGATGACATCGCTCGTGTCATCGGTATCACCCGCATTACCCTGCGCAAACACTATCGTGACCAGCTTGAGACCGGAGCGATCAAGACCAACGCGCAGGTCGCCGGATTTCTGTTCACGGCTGCCAAGAAAGGCAGCGTGCCGGCGATGATGTTCTGGCTGCGGTGCCGTGCCAAGTGGTCCGAGCCGCGCGATCAGGCGGCGGCAATGACGCCGGGCAAGAAGGAGGCCGCGGCCACTGCAGCACAGCAGCTTGATATCAGTTCGCCATTTGACAGCGTGCTCGCAGCGCGCGCCAAACGAAATGTGGGATCTCAGTTGCCGGGATTGGCAAGAGCGGCTGTTGCATGGCCGGTCGCTGATTCCGGATCTTCCGCTCAATAACGCGGAGGCAAATGACGGGCTGACGATCTTCGATCAGCTCTGTCTGCCGGATGTTCCGGGGCTCCCGCTGATGCGGGATGCGTGCGGGCAATGGTTTCGCGATCTTGTGCGCGTAGCATTTGGGTCATGGTTTCCGAGCGAGCGGCGACGCTACATCCGCGACATTCTGGCGATGCTGCCAAAGGGGCAGAGCAAGACGACCTACAGCGCCGGGCTCTTGCTGACTGCGATGTATCTGAACCAGAGGCCGCGGGCCGAGGGTTTGTTCGTGGCGCCGACGCAGGCGATCTCGGACACGGCCTATGACAAAGCGGTTGGCATGGTAGAGGCGTCGCCGGCCTTGAAAAAACGGTTCAGGACTCGCGATCACATCAAGACCATTCAGGACCTGGCAAACCAGTCTGCGCTTCGGATCAAGACGTTTGATGTCAATATCCTGAGCGGGACGATTCTGTTTATTGCGTTGCTCGACGAGTTGCATCTCCTCGGCAAAAATCCGCATACGCCGAAGGTGCTGCGGCAGATCCGCGGCGGGCTGGAGAAGACGCCTGAGGGTTTACTGGTGATTACAACGACGCAGTCGGACGACATTCCGTCTGGTGCATTTAAGGATGAGTTGCAGAACGCGCGGCGGATCAGGGACGGCCATTTCCGCGGCAAGGTTTCGAGGTCGCTGTTGCCGGTGTTGTACGAGTTTCCCGAGGCGATTGGTAAGAATCGCGAGCGGTGGGGCGATCCGGCAAACTGGTCGATGGTGATGCCAAACCTCGGCCGTTCGGTGCAACTCGATAGCTTGGTTGCCGACTGGCAGACGGAGCAAACCAAGAACGACCAGGCAATCCGGATCTGGGCGAGCCAGCATCTCAATATCGAGATGGGCCTCGGCATGAAGACCGACGGCTGGCCAGGCGCGGAGTTCTGGCCCGGCTCGGTCGATGATATGCTCACGCTCGAGGAGATCCTGATCCGCGCCGAGGTGGTCGTGGTCGGGATCGACGGCGGCGGGCTCGACGATCTGTTCGGCGTTGCGGTGGTCGGGCGCTGCCGCGAGACGCGCGACTGGCTCGCATGGACGCATGCGTGGTGCCATCGCAGCGTGCTGGAGCGGCGCAAGTCGATCGCGGCGCGGCTGCTGCAGGCGCAGGGCGACGGCGAGCTCACGATCGTCGAGCATGCGACCGAGGACATCGAGGAGATCGTGGAGCTGATCGGCGACATCGACCGGCGCAGGTTGCTGGCGTGTGTTGCGGTCGACCCGGCCGGCCTGGGCGAGTTCATCGAGGCATTGCGCGCGATCAAGATCACGCAGGAGGGCGACAAGGTCGCCGGCGCGCCGCAGGGCTACGCGATGATGAACGCGATCAAGACGGCGGAACGAAAGGTCGAGAACGGCACGTTGAAGCATGCGCCGAGCAAGCTGATGGATTGGTGCGTCGGCAACGTGAAGATCGAGCCGACGGCGACCGCGATCCGCGCCACCAAGCAGAGTGCCGGCGACGCCAAGATCGACATGTGGATGGCGCTGATGGACGCGGTGACCGTGATGGTGCGCGATCCGAAGCCGCAGCGCAAACCCGAGCCGACCCTGTTTTTCCTCTAGCCCGTTTCGTCGAATGTCATGATGAGCTGCTCGTTATCGTTCGACGGTGCCGGCATGACGGAGCGATGGATGCGCCAGTGGCAACGGACGCAGACTGCGCATAAGTCCTGCGGGTTTTCGTGACCAAGGTTTTCGTAGGTCCAGTGATGGACCTGGACGGCGGGTCGCTGGTGGCAGATCTCGCACCAATGATCGCACAGTGCGAGGTGCTCGCGACGACGAGTGGCCCACTGTGGCGAGAAGATGTAGCTGAGATATCGTTTCGTTGGCATCCGGTGGATGACATCGGCGATGAGCTTACAGGTGTTAGCAGCAGACGACATGGAGGCCTCCTTAGGTGAGCATCAGCAACTCAACCGAATGGAGGAACCCATGCATGGCTTCAACGGTTACCAAGTAACCCGGGACAATTACGATGTAACGGTGATGCCGGTCATCGTCATTGATTATGCGGACAGAAAACAAACTGAGGCAATTAATGTTAACGGCGAGACGGTCAAGGTGACCGATCAGTTACAAAGACTGTGGCTGCACTTCAAGCGGTTTGACAAGGAATATGCAAATAATATTGTGAAAAACTACAAGGTATTCTGGCAGTTCATTCAGTTCGAAATGTGCCGCCGCAAGCTCGGAAGGCATGACGTATTTGCAAATCATTCGAAACTCAAAATCACTAACTCCATTGAATCTCTGATATGGCACTTTGAACATGACCCAATAATTAGCATGGTTAGCAGACAACGACTGATTGACGAGCAGCCAGGAATTGGCAGTGTAAAGATCTGGAATAGACAGCATTCACTAAGAATGGGATGCACCTTTGATGTGGGTGGCCGAACAGTCTTGTCTCTTCGCTTCAACGGTCCATGGCACACATTCAACGGTAACGTTTTTGCCCCTGCGGCATCTGAAAATGAATCGCATGAGGACGAATCGTTTCGTTCCTTATTGAGGTAACCACCATGTTGAACCGGGCATTCAGCCTGCTTGAGATCAAGCAGGTGGACGAGGACGCGCGCATAATCAGCGGCATTGCGACGACGCCGGCGGCCGATCGGCTGGAGGACGTGGTCGAACCGGAGGGCGCGCAGTTCAAGCTGCCGATGCCGCTGTTGCTGCAGCACGACGCGGCGCAGCCGATCGGCCATGTCACGCACGCCAAGGTCACCAAGACCGGCATCGATATCGTCGCCAAGATCGCGCGGATCGCCGAGCCGGGTCGGCTGAAGGATCGCCTCGACGAGGCATGGCAGTCGATCAAGCACGGCCTGGTGTCCGGTCTCTCGATCGGGTTCAAGCCGATCGAGGTCGAGCGGCTCGAGAAATCGCGCGGGCTTCGTTTCCGCAAATGGGACTGGCTGGAGTTGAGCGCCGTGACCATCGCGGCGAACGCACAGGCCACGATCACCATGATCAAGAACATCGACACTGCTCAGCGGGCCGCGCTCGGCCGCAAGCCGATCAGTCTCGATCTAAACCCCGCCGGCGCTGCGGCATCCCGACAACGTGCAGTGAGCCCGGAGGGCAACATGCAACGGACCTTGGCCGAGCAGATCTCGGCATTCGAGAACCAGCGCGTCGGCAAGACGTCGCGCATGGAGGAAATCCAGCAGGCGGCGATCGCCGAGAGCCGATCGAAGAACGAAACCGAGAGGGACGAGTTCGACACGCTCAGTCGCGACATCGAAACCATTGACGAGGAACTGAAGGATCTTCGCCGGATGGAGAGCATCAAGGCGGCGAGTGCCGTTCCGGTGCGGTCGGTCCCGATATCGGAGGCCGGCAGTTTCGTCCCGGTGCGCAGCTCGATCACCGTCAAGGCGCCGCCGAAGCTCGAGCCCGGCATTGCCATGACGCGGATCTGGAAGGTCAACCTCGTGGCGAAGCTCGATCATGAGCGGCGCCAGGACGTCGCGGCAGCGATGTATGGCAGCGACAGCGAGGTCGCCGCCGTCTTCAAGGCACCGGTCCCGGCCGGCTCGACGATCACGGGAAACTGGGCGGCGACGCTGGTCGCGGCCGAGAGCGGCGCGGTCGCCGACTTTGCCGAATTTCTGCGCGCCGGCACCATCTTGGGCAAGTTCGGCACCGGCAATATCCCGTCGCTGCGCGAGATCGGTTTCCGCCAGGCACTGATCACGCAGACCGAAGGCGGTGCCGCCTACTGGACCGGCGAGGGCAAGGCCAAGCCGCTCACCAAGGGCGCCTTCACCCGCACTTCGCTCGGGCCACTCAAGTGCGCCAACATCTGCGTTCTGACGGAGGAGAACATCCGCGACTCGAACCCGAAGTCGGACGCGATCGTGCGCGACATGCTGCGCGCCGCGATCGTCGAGGAAGAGGACACGACGTTCATCGATCCGGCTAATTCCGGAACGAGCAACATCAAGCCGGCGTCGATCACCAACGGCGCCGAAACGATCGCATCGAGTGGCGACGACGCCGACGATATCCGACTCGACGTCCGGAGCCTGATGGCGAAGTTCACCGGTGCCAACAACCCGCCGTCGAGCGGCGCGTGGATCATGTCGAGCGGCAGTGCGATGGCACTCGGCATGATGGTCAATCCGCTCGGCCAGCCGGAATTCCCCAGCATCGGACTGAACGGCGGTTCGTTCCAGATGATGCCGGTCATCGTGAGCGATCACGTCGGCGACATCGTCGTGCTGGTGAACGCCAAGGATATCTTCCTCGCGCGCGATGATGGCATCCAGGTCGACATGAGCCGCGAGGCCTCGCTGGAAATGGCGGACAACCCGGCGCACGACTCCATCACGCCGACCGGTGCGTCGCTGGTCTCGATGTTCCAGACCAACAGCGTTGCCATCAGGGCAGAGCAGACCATCAACTGGGCCCGCCGCCGCGCATCGGCGGTGGCGTATCTCACCGGCGTGTCGTGGGGCGGCGAGGTGAACACCGCGTAAGGCTTGATGAGGGCGGAACATCTTCCCCCCCCAGCCGCCGCCCTCATTTTCGGCCCCTGTCCCTGGTGGCGCCAGGGACAGGGAGCTTGGAGGATTGCCGAATGCCGACCAGACGACTGATCGCGACCAAGCCCTATCGCTATGCCACGCGCCGGCTGCAGGCCGGCGAGGAATTCGAGGCGTCCGACATGCATGCGCGCATCCTGGTTGCCTCGCGCAAGGCAGCATATGCGTCGGAGGACCAGGCGTCGCAGCCGCAACAGCAGGTGCAGCCCGAGCCGGAGTTTGAGCCGGCGTGGGCCGAGGAAAAAGCCGAGGCCGCCGCCGAGACCGAGGCCGAGGTCGACCTGCCGCTGCTCGATCCGCGCAACATCGACAGCTTGCGCGCGCAGGCCGCGCGGCTCGGCGTCACGGTTGACGGCCGTTGGGGCATCGCGCGGCTGCAGCACGAGATCATGCAGGCGCAACGCGGATGAAGATCTTCGGCTTGCCGATCCCTTTCACCGGCGAGAAGTACAAGGCATTGCCGCCGTCGAGCTCGGTGCCGATCGGCAGCGGCGGGTGGTATCCGCTGATCCGCG